TGATGCAATTGCTGGAAACCAAGCCAGACTGCCGATGATTTTGCGTAAAGACAATTCACCTACTGGTCAAGTTGTTAATAAAAACAATCCGCTTTTAGATATTCTTAACTCAAAAGCCAATATGGGAGAAAACTCCTTCATATTCCGCTATAGAGTTTCTTCTCAGCTTTTAATGAGTTCAAGAGGCGTGTTTATTGAAAAAGTAAGAGGGCGTGACGGTCAAATTATCGCCCTTCATCTTCTTCCGCCTCAACACACCGCCCCAATTCCTGATCCCAAGACATTCGTTTCTGGATATGAAGTTGATATGCGTAATGGAACCAAAGTCATTCTAAAACCAAGTGATGTTATTTGGATTCGTAGACCACACCCTCTTGATCCTTATCTTTCTATTACTCCAATGGAGGCGGCAGGAATTGCGATTGAGTTAGAAAACTTATCAAAACTCTATAACCGCAACTATTTGCTCAATGACGGCCGTCCGGGTGGACTTCTTGTTGTTCGTGGTGAAATGGAAGACGACGACAAGGAAGAGTTGCGTAACAGGTTTAGAGGAAACTTGAGTCGTACTGGCTCAACTACGGTTATCGCATCAGAAGATGGTGTTGATTATATTGACACTTCAGCCTCGCCACGAGATGCTGCCTACACGCAAATGCGTCAAATCCAAAAAGAAGAAATACTTTCTGCGTTTGGTGTACCTGAATCAGTTATCGGAAACGCTGCAGGGCGTACTTTTTCTAACGCATCAGAAGAACTGCGAGTCTTTTGGTTGGAAACAATGCTTCCACACCTTGAACCTCTTGCTCGTGCTTTGGATGATCTTGATGAAAAGTATTATATTGATTTTGATACGGGAAGCGTTCCTATCCTCATCATGGCAAAGCAGGAACGTGCGCGCTACTTGATGGACGAGTATCAACAGGGTCTTATCAGTGTCAACGAATATCGTGACGGAACAGGCAAAAAGAAAGTTGATTCAGAATTGGCTGACAGTCTTTTGGCTAACCCTAACTTGACCCCGATTGCCAATACTGAAAAACCATTTAAGCCAGAAGAACAGCAACCTGTTGATATGGCCGCGGCTGGTGCTCCTCCGGGAATGCCAGGAGTCGTTCCAGGATCACTAACAGACACCGCAGGGCAGGCTCCAACGCCTGAACTACCACCAATGGGCACAACTCCACCAATGCCGACTACGGCACCTGATGGCGCTCCTGCGGGTATGCAGACGGCAACTCCTCCGGCTCCCGACGGCATGCTCTCTGGTTCCTCTTCTGAACTCATGACGAAATCTGCTGATTACGAAATGATTAACGACGATTGGGACACAAAAGAAGAACAAGACTCCGATAGGTGGGTTGAAATACTTGACCGTGCCCTTGAAAGACTTTTTGAACGTCAACAGCGTGTTGTTCTAGAAAAAGCTTCTGGAACGAAATCAGGAAAAGCATTGATTCAAAAGAATCTTTCAGTTGATGCAATTTTTGACAAAGAAGTTTGGGACAAACAACTTGCCGAAGACATCTATCCCGTTCTTAAATCTGCTGGCATGGACGCCGTTGTGTTGAGTTCACAAAGGTCAGGGATGCCTCCTGATGTTGAAGAAGCAGATATAGAACAGATTGTCTCTGAACAAGTTGCAAGACTGCAAAAAGCAAACACAAACACCCGTGACGAAGTTGCCGCAGCAGTAATGATTGCAATGGCTCTTGGTGATGACGAAGACAAGCACAGCATGCTTAGGGCCGCACTAATTGCAATTTTTGCTAACTTGATCGGCAAACGCAGACGCACTATGGCTGAACTTGAAGCACAAACATCACACAATGCTGGAATTTATTTTGCTGGAAAGTCCGCTGGATCACCTCAAAAAACATGGATTACCCGTAAGGACAGTCGTGTTCGGGGGGAGCATGTTCTTCTTCACGGAAAAACTGTTGATTTGGACGAAGGATTTGTAATTGACGGCGAAACGCTTAGATTCCCAGGCGACCCTCTTGCTCCAATTGGATCTACAATCAACTGTCGCTGCAGACTTAGAATTAGATAGTTTCAGTAAACCCTCTAAATCACTTTAAGTAAAGACTAAAATAATTAGCCTTTGTTTCTTTGATCCTCTGTAAAATGTTCTACTCTTGTATGAATACAGGGAGATTTAATGCCTACAGTTCAGCAAGCAATTGATACACAATACAAAGTAATGCCAGGTCAAATAAACATTGACGAGGCACAAGGCATTGTTGAATGCTTCGTTGCTGGTATCGGCAACAAAGACTCAGTTGGCGATATTTGTGTTCCAGGCTGCTTTACTGAAAGTCTCAAGCGCCGTAAGCCTCGTGTTGTGTGGGGTCATAACTGGAACGAACCAATAGGTAAAGTTCTTGAGATTTATGAAGTAAGCCCTAACGACCCACGCCTTCCAATGAAAATGAAGCGTGCTGGTATCGGTGGTCTTTACGCCCGCGTGCAGTTCAATCTCAAGTCTGATCGTGGTCAGCAAGCATTTGCCGATGTTTCCTTCTTTGGTGAAGAACAAGAATGGTCTATTGGATACAAGACGCTAAACGCCGATTATGACCAAGGAATGCAAGCAAACATCCTTAAAGAAGTTGAACTTTACGAAGTTTCTCCAGTTCTTCATGGCGCAAACCAACTGACTGCAACCATTTCAATAAAGTCAGATGAAAAAAATGCTGGCATCTACGACGTTGAAGATACCGACAATTATGCAGGTCCTCGTGGAGAAGATGGTGGAGTTCCAGCAATGAACCCAAGTTCTGGCATAGCCGGAAACCTTGCACGAGCAATTGCCACCCGTTTTGGTGGCGCAGTTCGTCTACGCACAGCAGATAAAAACATTGCAATATTTGACCATATGCATGAAGGCGAAAAGATGACCATGCGTGTCACTTACCATTTTGATGGTGATGAATTCATGTTTGGAAACCCAATGAGGGTAAAGCCAGAAATCATGTACATTCCAGAAAATGACAATGCTCCAGCAGTAATGCCACAGCCAAATGGCAAAAAACCACAAAGCAATCCATTTGCTTCACAGTATCGCGACGAACTCAATCAGCCTGGCGTTCCCGATGAAATCAAACCAAAAGCATGTGGCTGTGGATGCATGGGTGAAAAGTCAACTGACGAAAAAGCAGCACCAGGTGCGGATGCATTGAACCAGATTGCAAACATCGTAGGAGTGGATGCACCACAAGAAAGAGTCACGGGGGATGTAGCAAGAGGTTACGGTCCTCGTAGAGGCAATCTTGAACAACTGCTCAGGTATTGGCGTCCAATTATGCGCAAAGAGGGCGGTTTCCGTCGTTGTCGGGTAATTCTTGCTGACCACCCAGAACTGTATCCACTGAATAATATCTGTGCTTGGCTACACCACGAAACAACGGGTCTGTGGCCGAATGAGGGATGTCATCATCCTGGAATGAAGAACTGCCGTAATAAGATTAAAAAAGGCATTAACGGTTCTCTCTGGAACGACCGTCAATGGAACGACCGTATGGATTCTCGTTTTGGTAAGGGTCTTGAGTCACCTGAAGAGTATGCAGAATTTGAGAAATCAGCAGTTTACGAACTCAAAACATTTATTGACCAAGAACCAGAAATGATGAAATTTCTTTCTGATGATTCCAACTGGGAACATTCTGGTGAAGATGAGACTGGTGCCATAGTTGTTCATATTGGTCGTGAAGCCGGCGAATCAAGCGGCAGTGGGTGCGGGTGCGGTGGCGATGAAACCGATAAGCCAAAACCAGCAATGAGAATGATTAACGCTTTGCTTTCTCTTCAAAAGTCAATTGAAACCGATATGGATACCAAAGCTGGTCGCATGATTAGCAACAGAAATATGGGAAAGCTAAAAGAAGCAATGCAAATTATTGCAGCAGTAATTGAAGCTGCGCAAGCCCCAGAAATGCAAATGAAGGCTTCTGGTGAAATAAGAATTAAAGCAACAGGTGACCACCTGTACAGCATTAATGAAGCAATATCACCAATCGTTGATTACTACAAACTTGATTCTGAAGTTAGGGAGTCCGGTATCTATTTTAGTACTAGTCTTTCAGAAGATGCTAAATCAGCTATCGGAAATGTGATCAATGGATACAAGTCAGCAGATAAAGCGCATGAGTCTTACTAAGGAAACATACTCTTATGGCGTATACTTCTCAAAACGGTTTACCAAAAATCGCATCAAAATTTCATTGCATGGTTTCAGGCGAAAAGCGCATGGAGCCTTGTGCTGGATGTACAAATCCCAGAACTTGCGTTTCGTCAACAATGCAATACAAGGAGAAAAATAATATGGCAAATGAACCGACCGTAAAACTAGCCGCCGATGGAACAATCACGTGTGCTAAGAATCTTGAACTAACCGAATGCGGTTACAAGGTTGGACAACCCGTGTGTGGAAAATGTGGCGCTGCTGCTGAGAACGTTAAGAGTCTTGAAGTCTCAGACGACGACTCCGATGGATGGGTAACCGCAGATACCGACACCAAGGGAACCAAGATGCCTGTTCCAGAATTTGAAGGAATGGCAGAAATGGCAGAAGACGAAATGGATGAAACCCCAGTAGCAAAGCGCAAGAAGGCTCGCAAGACTCGTCTTGAAAGCATGGGAATGAAGTCTGCTGATTGGGATGATGATGCGTTTATTTGTGCTTTTGAGCGCAAAATGTACCCAGGTCAAGCAACAGTCTGCGCACAGTGCCCAGGTGGTTGCGCTCCAGAACAAGACATGCCGTCACTTCTTGAAATTGAAGGAATAGCACAAGACATGTTCAGCGGTAAAGTTCTTGACTCTGGATACGCAGACAGCACCGACATGTTTGTTGTTGATGTTCAGCGCAAAGATGGAAAACCAGTTGAAGCATTCTTTGATGGAACAACTGGCGAATGCATGGGTTGGCACATGCTCAACGAAAAAGTCATTGGCGAGATTGCCGAGATTGACGGAATCAAGGTTATTTCATTTGCTGATGCAGCAGAAATTGCAACCAAGTCTATTGAAGGTGATGTAATCAGCGTTGATGCAGACATGTTTGAAGGCCGTGACGCTTTTGCCGTTGAAATTGACAGTCTTGACGGAAAGTCTTATGATGTTTTCGTATCTCTTGATGGTTCAATTCTTGGATGGGACGAATACGAGCCTGAAGAGGCAGCAGATATTGATGAA